GCATACAAAAAATATTTGTTTTGATTTATAATTTTATTACTAGATGGATTATAAGGTTGTATCATTTTTTCTATTACATTTTCAGTACCATCATCTAATTCATACTCAATAGCTTCAACAAACTTTGCGTACAATGTCATGTTTGTATTTACTACTTGACCATCAATTGCTTTTTCACCTATAAACAATGAGTTTGTATACCAACCTTTAAAAGTACTTCTTTCTTTAGTTGTTACTGGTAAAGGTGTAGGTAATCTACTAATTCCTAACATTTGTGCTACAGGACTTCCACCATTTGTATTCCACGTTACATTATATGTTTTTATTTCAGGATTAGCAACCCATTTTGCATATACTGTAGTATTATTTAATAATAACTCACCAGCAAAATATTGTTTATCATATGCCAAATTCCACCAGCCAGCAAAAGTAAAATCAGTCTTGTATGTTGATGGTAATGGTGTTGGAAATCTGTAAACTCCTACTGTTGTATTAACAGTTGTTCCACCATTACTTTGATAAATAATATCAAATGAACCTTTATTTTTTACATATATAGCACTTTGTGTTCCAAATACTATTTCAGAAATTTGATAACCATCTAAATCTTTACTAGGTTTTAACCATTCCCCAGTTGCTTCTACTTCATCATATTCATAAAACACATCTAGAATTACTGAATCATTTACTAAACCAAAACCATTTACATGTGGTTTAACTTCATTATACTGAAAACCTAATAGTTCTATTCCACCGTACAACGACATAATTTCAAATGTTGTAGGGTTTTGAAATCTACTTGTATCAAAATATACTATTGTTTCTAACTCTGTACCAAATTCTTTATCTACATCATCAGCTCTTAATGCTCTATAACCTTGTGGCATATTATTAAAATAATAGTATATTTCCCATTTAGCATAAACAGTAGTATTTTCCGAAATAACTGTATTAGCAAAATATTGAATTGTAAATGTTGAATTCCACCAACCTTTAAACACATAACCTGCTTTTGCTGTTAACGGTAATGGTGTTGGAAATCTTGTTACATTTAATGTTTGTGCTACAGGACTTCCACCATTTGCGTTATAAGTAATATTATATAGATTAGCAGTCCATTTAGCGTATAATACAATATCATTATCTATTGCTGCGCCAGCTACTGCAAGCGTAGTAAATGCGCTATCATAATACCAGCCTGAAAAATTATAACCCTCTTTTGTCGGAGTTGGTAGTGGGTTAGGCAAAGCATTTACATCAACAGTTGCCGATATTGCGTTACCTCCATTCGTATTATAACTAACGTTATATAACGTATATTCCCAAACAGCGTATAATGTTATATTTTGTGTTATCGTAATACTTTCAGTTGGTGAGCCGGCAGCAGCATATTGAGATGGCGACCACCCCAAGAAACGATGATTCGTCCACGTTGGAGGCGTTACCGCTAAGGGACTATACCCACTCCCGACTGATTGCGTTGGTGGTGGCGTACCCGGCGCGCCGTTTAAGTTAAACGAAACATTGTAAGCATTAATGTTTAACATATAGAGCCATGTGCTTCCTGCTGATACCGATGTAATCGTTGCGCCTCGCGGAATGTAAACGTAATCAGTTTCAAAGCCTCCGCCCGTACCCGCTATCGTATTATATATGTATATTGGTACGATATCAAATCCCGTACCTTGCTTATAATATAGCATTGTGTAATCAGGGTCAATCGTAGTCCCCGGGCCAAAATACCCGCCATTGCTCCATTCTACCGCGCCGATATTATACGGGTCATAATCGGTATAGGGAACATATACCCGTAACGTTGTCGAAAAGTTTACTCCGGCCACCCTTCCAACATCGCCAGAGTTTATCGCTCTATATTCACTAGGTATTGCCATTTCATTTTCAACCTCCTTTCTAAAAGCAAATGTAAATATACTGATTAATAACAATAAAAATTTCAATTATCTTACACCACCTTGTATATTAGAACTTACATATATAGTACTAGGTTGAAGTATTAATGATTTAGTGTCATAATCAGGCATTAGTGGTATACCACTATCATAAATTCTTAACATCTCTAATCTTACTTTATCATCACTTATACTATTTATATACATTAATGTTGTCTCATCGCTCCAATCATTTACACCACTTAAACTCATATTTAATAATGTAGCAACATGTTCTTTAACTGTTTCACCAGCAAGTAATTTAATATCATACAAATAACATTGTTCCATCCAACTCTTAGTATTAAACTCTTTAACAATTCTAAAAGTATATTCAGACCAAGTCTCAGAAGTAACTACTCCATTAACAACAGTATAATCACTAACATACTTATATATTCTATTACCATCAGAGTCAGGGTCAGTATAGAACAAATAATTCATTACATCAAAATCATCACCTTTATCAAGAACCATTTTACCGCCATTATCAACACCATAATAAGCAATAGCTTCTTCAATAGTAAAACCTCCTAGATATAATGCTTCAGTACTGATAAATTTTTTAAACGATTCATCTGTTAAATCTAACCAATATGTTTTACGAAAATAACCTTGTTGCTCATAACGTGCTGCTGTAACAGTAATTGCAACATATGGGTTCTGAATACTTTGTAATATCATGTAAGGGTCACCATCATCATTTTTTACTTCAAAATCAATAGTCCAATTCTCACCTCTTTGAATGTATACATCATTACCTAATATTTTCATTAAACATTACCTCCTGTCATTTGTGCAACATTTGAACTTGAAGTTCTTTTAGTTTCTGCACTATTCTTTTTATTTGTAGTATTTACATTAGCAGTATGTGTTTTCCCATTTCCTCGTGGACCACTATTACTACGAGCTCCACCTCTTTGTTCACCTTGTTGAGACAACATTTTTACTGCCAAATCTAATACTTCAGGACTCTGTATTAATGCTTGTTCTAATTCTGGAGGTAAATGTTGTTCTGTATCTTCTATACCTGCTAATACAAGTTTAGCAAGAGGGTATTGCATACTCTTCAAGATATTCCAATAAAGTTTTTGTACTCTTGGGTCTTGAACATTACCCATAGTTCCCATTGAAAATTGTTGTAATGTTTCTTGCCACATTTGTACACGATTATTAGATAATGTAGCAGCAGGGTCTGTACTATAAGCAAAATCGTCATTATAATAAATATTACCATTTTTATCTTTACGTAAAAACATATATTTATTCCACATCATTTCTTCTACTTCACCATTAGGTAAAGTTTTGACAAATTTACGAGTCTCATCGCTGAATGCTAACAAATATTTTAACATCAAATCATATACTTCTGAAAATGATGCTGCTTTTGTAATTCGTAAAGATTCAAGTCTACCAGCTGAACGTGCAGCACTAAATTCTTTTGCTTTACCAGAAATAGCAGTTGTATCTATTTTACCTTGAAAACTCTCTGTGACTCCTGATGCTGAACGTGCATTTTGATAAAATAATTGTGAAGCATTTACATCTTGTGATACATCTGCAGCAACCTGTATTACTTTTATCATATTTGCTTCTTCAACACTACGAACTCCAAGAAGTTTAAAGGTATCATCTTTGTCACCCATTTTTATCTTATCAGGTTTAGTAACAACTGCACCAGATTTCATAACCTTTTCTTCAGTTTTTGTTAAGATCTTATTAATACTATCTTGCATATCTAATAAAATATAACCTACTTCAGACACTCCATACAATGACTCTAAAGAACTAATACTAACTCTAGGAACAAATGGAAGTTGTCTAACTCTATAAAAAGGAATTTTTGTACCTGCTTCTAAAAATGTCTCACTTTTAGCAATATCTGTAGGGTCATCGGTCTCACCTGCTTCATAAGGATTGATTAATCGTTCTAAGTTTTCTGACAATATTTCTTCAGTAGCATTCTCATATACAAATTCTTTACTACCACAAACACCACAACGTTCAGCAATAGGAATTGTTGCACCACATTTTTTACATTTACGCAATTTACGTATTTGCCAATCTTCGTCCCAAGAAATTACTTGTTGACTACTTGCCGCATACATAAATCTACCAATAATACCATTTTGGTTTTTATAATAATAAGTAATTACTGTTGCTGTATTATTTGCATTAGAATCAGAAAGAATTAATCTACCATATAAATCATATATAGTTGCTAAACTCATTTCTTTTATTTCAAAACAATAGTTCATTAACTTATAATTCATACAACCTGGTTCTGGAACTACCTGATCGGCTAATAATACTTCTACTCTTAAATCACCACTACGTTCGTGATTACTATCTAAACTGTCCCAACAAATTTTATACCAACTAGTTCCATCAATATATGTTGCTCTCTCACTACGGTCATTTTCTTTCTCAGTCAACATTCTGTCCATTTCAAACTTTAAATAATTTTCAGTGACATCGACTAAGTCAATATCTTCTAAACGTCTAGGTGTAAGTCTAGGCATAGGTATTGTATTATCAATTTTACTCTCAACTAATTCAAATATTACTTTTTGTAATTGTTTACTCTTACGAGTACTTTCTTCACCATTGGTTTTATTTAGTGCATTTAAAGTTCCTAAATATGCTTTTCTCCACTTTTCTAAATTACTTGGTTTTACATAATCAATACTATCTCTGGCTGCTTTTGCAATACTAAAAAGAGAATTTACCTTTACAACCATTATATTCTCTTCTTCACTATTAGTATATCTTTCTCCAAGTTGGTGTTGGAGATATAAGTCTATTCTGTCCATTTACATACCTCCATCTCTGTATTCTTCTGGAGCACCATAAGTATGTATAAATTTTTCTT